TTAACCTAATGCTTCGCATACTAAATAGCTTTTAAATCCGGCGTGATTAATTACATGTTTGACCTCACAGACAAACCAGTCGCCGTTGAGGTTATCATCAACCTCTTCGATAGTTATCACGCCACCTGCTAATAAATTAGGGTCGCCAACCACACAAAGCTGCACACTGGTATGCGCTCGATGTAAACGCTGTAACATGGCCTTCGCCGCGGTTTGTGCTTCGGCTTCATTAGGATAAACGTAAGAGAGTGTAGTATTAGGTGAACCGCCACCGACACTTACCAATGTTTTTTGCGCTAACGCTTTATCGTAAAAATACGCCTGCACCCCTTTAACTAACTTGTTGTGGTTAGCATTAAGCTGCCATGAAACCAGCTGCTTTTTACTTACCGTCGCGCTAGGTAAAGCTTTGCCAGTTAACGACTTTCCGGTGCCTTTAGCCATAAATATAAGCTTGTCATCCGCAATCTTCATGATTGCATCAAACTGCACAGCAAGCTTGCTTAGCAATTGCATATCGCTTTCACTTTGCTCAATGTGCGGTATTTCTCGGCCCTGAAAAGCATCGCCTATTTTTGCCTGTAGCCCATACTCACCAGCAATGTCTTGAATAAGTTTGTCCAGCATCAGCGGCTCATCCTTCCCCTGCTCTGGCCATGAGCGTATTTTTAACGCTTTAAAATCTTGATCCCACAGCACTTTATTACCATAAAATGTCAACGAGCGATTGGGGCCAGTCAACTCATAAGCGCCCACTTCGAAAATACCTAATTTGGTTGAAGGAGCACTCTGATCTTTGGTGCCTTCTTTATATCCCATCGCAATTTCTAGTTGATCCGTTGGTGCGGGTAAGGCAATAGGCGCGTCAGCTAAATTGTCAAATCGTACATAGCAGGTATCACTCGCCAGTCCCGTGCGTGTTGTAACACTGAGCTCAGCCAAGCGGTTCTTCAGTGTTTTTGATACCTCATTGCCATTTGCTTTAATAGAATAATGCGGTTGTAAGTCCATATTAATCCCAAATATTGATCACTTTAGACACAGTAGGTTTTGCGATTTCGGGAAGAAAAATACTGATCTGCTCCGAATAAATTGGCCCAAGCTCTGCCAAGCCATGATTGGCTTCTAGCACCTTTTCTACCATGCCACTACTGCGGCCATAGTGCTTAAAACAGATGAGATCGAGACAATCGCCATCTCGCGTAATATAAGTTACCCCTTTGCTCATAACGACTCCTTAGCACCCAGCGCGCTTAATAGCGGCTGAGCTCCATTGAAAATTGGATTTCTCGTGGGATCCCATCATTAAAAAATAAGGTCCGCGTTTCACTTATCCGTTTGATGACCCACTTACCCATCACGCGCCCTACGCTTGGACTAGATTTCCCACTTTCTTCAACATAGCCAAGCGTCATCGGCTCCCCTTTGGCGGCTTCATCTCTCATCATGTCTAACTGCTTCAAGCCGTTATCCACAATTTGCGGGAAGATCACCCCTTCAATGTTTAAGGTTTGCTCTCCTACGCCAATAAATTGCATCGGCGGAGAGTCCTTATCAGTCTGAGATTTGTGGGCTTCCCAGCGATATTGAGAATCGTACTGGAGCTTATTAAACGCTGCGGTGCTTACTGAAAACTTGTAGTCTCCCAGTTGCATCATATGTTTAGCATGATTAACTTTGCTCATTTAGTCCTCTATCGTTATGCCACTTGATTGTAATATCGAGCACTAAGCTCTTGCTCTGCTTGTTGCTGCTGCTGATCCAACATTTGCTTCACTTGCTGCGCAACTTCATAAGCCTGTTGGCCATCTTTTGCATTGACAGTAATATTGGCGTTCACCGTTACCGATGCAACGCCCGGTTGCGGCGCCGATGAATATTCAGATGCTTTATTCGCACTCACATTCAGTTGATTTAAACTATTTAGATCCGGTGCTTTAGCCTCATTGGTAGCTGATGTTTTGTCCTCGCTAAACCAACCTTTAATGGCATCACCAACCATGTTGTTGGTAAGGTAACCCGCCATAGGGGCCGCCATTCTCACATAGGGATTTTTGCTTTTTGACAGTGCACCAGATACCGCATCAGCAGAAAACATACCGCCCAGCGTGCTACCAATGCCAGCCGCTTTTTCTTTAACAGAAAGCCCATCATTATTGAGCGTTTCCCATACTGTGTGTGCGTTTAGCGCTCTACCTGCCAAATCACCCGCCTTGCTGACGCCGTGTATTTTGCTGGTAGTCATCCCTTGATTAGCAGCAAACGCAGCAGCCGTGCCGGTGGCCAAATTCAGCTCATTAATGACATTATTTTTAACAAAATCGAGCGCATTGTTTTTAGTTGCTTCACCACTTTGAGGCGTACTAATCGCAGCCGTTTTGTTGTCCGTTTGCGCAACGTTTTCATCGCCTTTTGATAACCAACCGCCGAGGGTGTCGCTAATTAAGCCCAGCGGCCCCATGGTGGCAAAACTCGTTGCGCTATCGAGCAAGCGCTCTGTCACCGAAGGGCTCGAGGTACCTGAAGCTGAGTCCTGAGCATCGTCAGAGAACCAACCACCAAGTTTGTCACCAAACCAACCTCCTATTGACTCACCGCCCATCGCGCCGAGTGCACCACCGACTAAGCCACCAATTGCTGTGCCAACCACAGGAACAACCGAGCCAATTGCCGCGCCTGCTGCGGCGCCCGCGAGTGCGCCGCCTGCGCCACCCGCAGCCGCTCCAACCTGAGTGGTTTTTTCTTTCTTCGTTAATGTGTCATCAGTTAATGCCGTGAATGCATCGAATGCCCCTAACGCCACGCTAAGCGGTGCAGCCGCACGCCCAAGTAACTTTTTAGACCCCTTGAATAACTGACCAAGTTTGCCACCTTTAGCTGGAGAGAAACTACCAAGCTTTTGATAACTAGCATCATTTGCAGCAGCCATCATTTTGACTTTTTTGGCTTTTGCTTTGGACTTTAGTTGCGATGCTTGATTATCTAACTGTGTTTTTACGCTAGGGGCTTTCCCGCCGTCTAACAGTTTCAAAGCGGGTTTATTGGCGCTTCGTTTGTTGATTTTGCGCGGCTTGTGCTCGCGATCCGCCGACGTTTCTTGTTTATCCGCTAGATTAGAAGACCTAGCTCGCTTGTTACGCTTTCTGCCTCGCTTCTTGCGTCCTTTTTTACGCGTAGATTTCTTCTTCTCAACATCACCTTCTAACTCAGCAAACGACTCGGATAAATCATCGCTAATACCGTCTAATCCAAACTCACCAAATAAATCTGGTAAGCTGTTGGTAAGTGAAGATAGATCTCCCTTGAGAACGCCTTTTAAATCAATATTGGAGAGTAGATCAGCGTGTTGCTCTAGTACACTTGCCGCATCGTTTAGCCCAAATGCATTTAACAGTTCAGGCCCTGCGCTTACAAGGGACTTGATGTCGCCCCCTAAAATCGCGTCGACATCCAGTTTTTCTAATGCCGGTAATGCGCCTTCGAGTACGCCTGCTGCACCATCTAACTCAAATGCCTTTAGTAATGAAGGACCTGCCGCCATAAGGCTCGATACATCACCGCTAGCAATTTGCTTGAGATTCAGTTGTTTTAAGCCAGGAACCGCAGCTTGTAGCTTATCCGCAGCATCGCCAAGTTCAAATGCTCTAAGTACTTCTGGTGCGGCATCCACTAAGCTGCTCAGCTCACCATCCATTAAACCCTTAAAATCGAGTTTTTCAGCGATAGGAAGAACTGAACCAAAAGCCTGTGACGCACCTTGCATATCCAATGCATCTAATAATGCCGGAGCACTTTGTAGCAACGACTGGATATCACCATCCGCAATTGCTCCTATGTCCAATTGTTGTAGCGCTGGCAAAGCCGCAGATACCGAGTTTGCTGCATCATCAAGTCCCGCCGCCTCGAGTAAATTTGGTAACGTTGCGGCCAACGACCCCAGCTCACCATTAGCAAGCCCGGCTAAATCAAGTTGTGCCAGCGCCGGAACTTCTTGTGCGAGAGTTTGGTTCAATGCCTTAAGATCAACGGCTTCTAGCAAGCTTGGCAAAGCCTGCTGCAAACTTTGCAAATCGCCTTGAATAAGTCCTGGAATATCCAATTGATTCACAGCTGGCGCAAACTGCGTTACCACATTTGCCGCATCGTCAAAGCCAAATTGAGTTAATAACGCAGGAGCAGCTTCTGTTAACGAACCAAGCTCTCCTTTGAGTACCTCTGCAAACTCAATATTGCTCAACAAACTGCCTGTTTCGAGCAGCTGCTTTGGCAAAGCAGCCAAATCTAAACTCGCTGTAAATTCCGGCAAAGCTTGGCCCAATGACGCTGCATCTAGGCAAAATTGCTGCTGAGCATCGGTTAGAGATTGGCTTTGCTTCGATGCATTTGTTGCCGCAGTCACGGCTGGTGCAACGGAAATTGCGTTAAAAAGTGAAGGAACGTGTTCTGCTAATGCCGCCAACTCAACTTGTACGATTTGGCTTGCGGCGCTGAAATCTAGTTCAGCAACCCGTTCAGACAAGCCACTTATCGCATGCTGTAAAGAATCGGGCAACGCCAACATGACTTGCTCAGCTTGCTGCACCAGCTGGCTACTAGGCACAGCATTTTCACCAGTGGCAGGTGCCTGAAACTCAGGTACTGAGAATGAAGCCTGTGGACTTAACACCGCGCTGGCATTAAGTTGAGTCATGATGGAGATTAATTGCTGGATCTGCGCACTAGTCGCTGAATTGGCATTGAGCTTTGCAACTAGACTACCTAAATGTGCAACTTGGTTAGCAAGCGAAGTTACCTGTGGCAACTTATTTTTGACTTTGTTCGCCTCTCGTGAACGAACCTGTTTACCTTGTTTTGTCATGGCGTTACCTGAGGAAAATAGAGAAAAGTGAAACGCTTTAGCTTAAGCTGAGGCCTAAGCTAAAGCGTCTAAAAGTATGGAAATGTGCCCCTTAAAGGGTTAAGGGGCGGTTGCGGTCATCGGTTTAGCCCGCTTCTGTCGCTTGTTTGTAATCAAGCGCTGCTTCAAACCACTCGATGAGTTCGTCTTCGGTCAGCGCGTTGAGTTCGGCCAAGCCCCAGCCAGTATATTTGGCCAGGGCGATAACCATGGCTTTTAAGCGCTTTGGCGGGACACGAGAAAAGCTTGTAGCGTTTCTCGCAGCTTCACAAAATCACTCCAATCAAGCTCTTCGATGATATCTGGAGAAACTTCGCATAAGTGCGAGAAATAACGAATTTCGCTTTCAGACTCGCTGATATCCGCTCTATCCACCATTAACCGATCGCGTACTTTTGGTCGTCTCATTGTCAGTTCTGCATACTCATGCCCATCGACCGTAATTGGGAATGCTAAGGTAATGATTTCTTTCATGGATTAAGCTCCGATTGCTGCGCGAAGTGCTGCCATTTGGTCCTTACCATTAACGGTACGAACGTCGTTGTATAGGTCAATTTCGTAAATTACATCTTGACCGATCTGTAGTTTGTACTTCTGAATTGCATATTGCAGCGTTAGCTTAGCTTCCTCGCCGTCTTTCCAGCTGCCCATATCCACTTCTTTGAAGAAGCCTTCAAGCGTTACCACTACGGGCACTGGCGCTTCGCCTTGCGCTTGGATAGCACCACGAGCCGTTAATGGCGTTGTTGCACCGCTCCAATCGCCAAGTAGCTTCATCATGTCAGCGTTGTATTCAAGTAACGTGATTGTGCCTTCTAGCTTTTCAAGTTGGCCAACATCAAGCTCAACCGGCGCTTGGAAACCCGACGTCACTTCGCGAGTTTTTACGGTTACTTTTGGTAGCTGGATTTCATCAGCGATACCTAGATAGCCTTTACCGTCTACAAACAGCTTGAATTTTTTAAGAATTTTTGGAGAGATTGCCATTATACGATTTCCTCTAGGTAGTTGTTAGTTAGAATACTCTTGAAGGTGATGTGCTCAGCCGGTGTTGGCGGCGTGAAGTCAAAGCTAAAATACACTTTACCCGCTTGAATATTGGCCGGTGTGTTTAACTCTTCATCAGCCCAAATTTGACCGCCAAGAATTGCACCTTGTGCTTTTAAGCTATCTAGGTATGACTGAACACTTTGCGTAACATCTTCGATGTAAGTTTTGGTGATATTGCGGTCAACCGCCCACATGTGCGCACGCAGTAGTGAGTCGTTGATCATATCTGCGGTACGTACCACTGACAGGAATGCCCATTTAGGGTCGTCAGAACAAGTACGGTTACCCCAAAGCTTAAAGCCGTTTTGACGAATGATGGTCGACACTTCTTTTTCGTTCAGCATATTCGCACGTGCGTTAGCATCGCCCAGCTGGAAGTCGATAGGACGTGCAGTTGCCACAATACCGTTCATATTGGTATTACTTGGGCTCCACCAAAAGCCTCGGTCGTTGTCCGACTTAGCAATCATGCCCGCAACACGTGCACTTGCAGGTTCAACTTCTGCTTTACCATCGCGGAATACTTTGACATGAGGGTCAACAACGAACACACGGCGCGAACCAAAGTCAGCACGATATGTTTTTGCATCCTCATCGTTTGTATTTGGACCATCTGCAATGATAACCGCACGAAGACGCTCAGCCACGTTCACAAGTTCTGTGATAACTGGGTTACGATTACCTTCAGGGCGTTGATGCGCATAACCTGGCGCTACAAGAATACGTGGTGTTACGCCAAGTACTGACTCAGCACCAAGAAAAGCTTGTACACCTTCATAAGAACCGTCTGCTGCCACACCGCCAACCATGTTCGACATGATTGCCGCTTCATCAGCACCATCGACACGAACCACAACAACTACCGCACCAGCTTGGTCAAAAATACCGTCCATTGCCGCAGGCAGTGTTCCTTCTGTACCCAACGGTGCAGCTTCAGCACGTTTACCAGCAACCAATACAGGTGTGTTAAGTGGAAACTTTTCTGGATCTGCACTAGGTGCGGTACCAATCACACCAATTACTGAGCTTTTTACTGTTTTGATTGGACGCGTGCCGGATTGCGCCTCAATGACTTCTACACCGTGTAGAAATTTTGACATAGTTATCTCCTTTAAAGACATGTCAGTTAGAGAATAAAAAAGGCCATACAAGCTGCCTTGTATGGCCCTAATAACTTCATATAGATTAGAGTTTGTTGACCTTATACCTAACGGATAAGGTGAATAAAAAATGACTTAGATTTGGATACCCTCGATGGTGACAGGCTCCCCGTTGATTAAATACAATCCTTTTATTTCGATAGACAACTTGCCCTCTCCTGCTGGGTGTACTGCAACACCATCAAGTTGAAAGCGTGGCTCCCACTTCTCAAGTGCATTGGCGATGGTCATAGTGATATCCCCCACCAAAGAGTGAGAAAAAGGCCTATCTACAAGCTCATATAAGCCGCAGCCATAATCGCGCCGCATCACTCGGCTCCCAAGTGGTGTGGTCACAATATCGCGAATACTCTGTTTTAGATGCTCAACACCACCTAGCGGCTTGCCCGTTTTAGCATTCATTCCTATCATGACGACTCCTTAAGTCACTTTGTAAATTCCCGCGCTGGAGCCTCCTGATACAGGAACCTCCGCAGCCTGAGTCATGTGTTCAACTACGGCTTTAGCAATCGCAGTAGCCAGTTTGCCAGCTCCTGCATGCGCACCTGCCAACACAAACCCCTCAGCTTCAAGCTCCGCTTTGATCATGTTTTCTAATGCGTTTGCATCTAATGCCATGTCACTTCCCCGCTGTAACTGTAGATGAGCCGTCACCATGTGGACTGCCAGTAAAATGACATACATGTGCCGTAGTCACACAAGGTGAGCCACCATTTAAGGCAATACTTGCTCCTTCAACACTGACGTCCCCCCCCGCTTGAACAGAAGCACTTCCATCACATTTCAAAGTTGCATCTTTTGCACTCAACACGGTCGCATTAGCTTGTGTTTCTACTCGGATATCTTTGGCTGTTGTAATATTCAGCGTCCCTGCAGAAAGCACATCCACAGTGGCATCCGCTCCTTGAATATCAATCAGATAACGATGGCTCTTTCGGTCATACGTGATTGAGCTGCCATCTTGATATTGAACCTTATGAACATCAGGGCGATTTTCAGGCGTTACTCCCAATTGTTTTGGCGCAAATTTTTGACTATACAAGCTGCCAAGTACGACTCCCTGAGAAGTATCTCCACAGGGAGATAACACCATCACTTGCTCACCAACTGCAGGTGCTTGCCAAGTCATATCATGAGCAGCTTGCGCCGTTAGCCAAGGTAACTTTGCCGTGATCCAATCACCCATTTTGACCTTGACGGTCGCCGTTTCGTAGTCCACTTCATGCACCGTTCCTAGGCTAATTAACTTAGTAAGACGCTGCTGTAAGTCGGACATGGCTAAGTCTGAAAAATGTTGATTGGCTATCACGCTATCGGTCCTTCTTCTGGGGCTTTGTAAATTAAGCGATGCTCGCCACCATGCGGGCCAAGGTACACTTCTGTCACCTCAACACCGGACTCCTCGGGGTACTCAACTTGGTAGTAAAACTGCCAAGTTAGCGTCGCCTTAGCGAGCATTGAATTGACTTGGTTGCTATAACTAAAACTGCTTTTTTCGCAAATAAAGTGTTGCCAAGGGACGGGCGTTTCGTCCTTTATAATCGAAGTCTCAGCGGCACTGACCAAGTTATCCAACCGCGCTATCAACGCCGAGGGTTCAGCCTCTTCAAGCGCCAGTTCAAGCTGCAACGTCATTACTCGTCTGTCGAGTGCATTTGGGCTCAGGTTTTTATTGTACGCAGGCCCATAAGTCACGCCTTTGTCGGCGCCCTTCGCTTGCAGTTCACTGGCTTGTCGCTCAGCGATTGGGATTAGGGTAAGCTGTGCACGCTCTGTTAAATCCGGTTGTGACTGGCTTGCTTTGAGTAAATCAACTTGAGCAAGCTCAGACAGACCGGCACTCAGGCACGCCAACACCTTAGCTATCAAGGTTTGTCGATGCATAGTTGTGCTCTCAAATTATAAATTGGCTAGATTAAATAGCCGAAGATGGACGAAACGCCCGAAAGAAGGTTAGAGATTTTAGAGTTCAGGTTTTACCGGCCAAACGACCTGATCCGGAGATTCAAAACTTTGAGGTAAATCTCGCAAAGCCTGACGATAGTCTTTTAAAGACTGAGGTACTTGACCATCCATTTCTTGATACTTTAATGCCATCCAATCCGTAGCTCTGAGGTAGGCATCACGCAAAGCTCGTGTTGTTTCCCATTCATCGAATTCAGTTCCTTCAATGCTCACTTGATCTAACATTTTTAGTTCTCCCAACTTGGTTGTGTATGAGTAATCCGATCGGCACAAGGTTGACCATTACTTGATGTGTACTTTCCACTCACAGTAACCGCCTTAGTTGCTCCACAATGATAACGCGTATCTACTTTCATGGTGATCCGAGCTAGCCCACTGTACCCTTTACCAATTTTTCTAAAATAGATTGGGATCGTAGCCCCTTCCAAATCTTTAGAAATTTCAATTTCTTGAGCCTCGTTATCTGGCTCTGAAATAAACAACTTCAGAGCACCATTCCTAGATACTTTTTTAATTTCAAGCTGACCCGATACACAGTCATGATATGACGTCCCCGTAAACTGAATTTGATCTGCATAGTGAGGTGAGGCGAACATGCCCCTATGAGCCATAATGAAGTCCAACTTAAAATAGTCGCCTTGTCCACCAAAGCCACCATTGCCAGAAAACTCTAGCATGTTTACGTAATATGGAGGCTTAGGTGTACCACATCTTGGAAAATCAGAATCCGGCCCTGTTGCATCTCCATCATAGGAGCCCGAGTCCAAGTAAGATCTATAGAAAAAGCTTTTTTCACTACCATTTACAGTAACTGGCAAACCGTTAATTTCTTGAGTATATTGACCTTTCCATTGATTAAACTGTTCTTCGGCCTGTTCTAATTGATTATTAATACTCGTAATTTCACCCGCTACTACATTTTTAGTATGCGTCACCGTTTCCGATAAAGTACTTTGAATAATCCCAACCTGATCTTCAACAGTTTGGCACAGTGCATTGGCACGTGTGGCAACCTGGCTCAGGCGCTCCGTCATGGTTAAATTGTCATTTGACATAGTGTTTCCTTATTGATGCTCAAGATTGGTTAATCTAATTTCTTGATTGGTTTGGCGGTTCATGGTGTCTAGCTGTACCGTCGTCACGTTGGCAAGTTCTGCGTTAAATAAGCCATGGAATGCTGCTACGCGATTATCTAGCCGAGCGGCATGTGTTGTATCTAATCGTGCCACTTCACTGGTGAGCAATTGTTTCAGCTCACTTAGCGCTGTTTCCTGTTGTTGCAAACGAAATTCTTGCTTGATTTGCCGATGCATCGTATCGAGCTGCGTAAGCGTCATTTCGGCCAGCTCTTTGTCAACAATCAGATTAAGATTGTCGACCCCCAGCTTTACCTCGATACTCTCACTAGGCAGTTGTGCCAAACTTAACGTTAACCACTGTAGTACTTTGACGTCAGGTGTGCGGTAGCCAAGTGTGGTGTTGGCTTTTGAATAAACCCCCAGCAAAATCAGCTCCGGCTCACCGCTTGCGTCTACTTCGCCGCTATCTAAATAAACGCCAATTTCTCTGATAGCATATTCAAGTGGTGCGTCGAATTTGCCTGCAATTTTAAGGCTCGTACTTTCACCGTCTTGATAGTCGCTGTCGGCAATCGCTACACGCTCTTTAAGGCTGCGTAGCTCAGTTTGATTTTGTGATGGCGTATAAGCAGCATCGCCAAACGCCATATGGCTGATTTGCCCCTTAAAGCCTCGCGCTTGAGCGCTGAGCAGGGCATCAAGTCCCGCATGGGTAAACTGCAGCGTTAGTGCAGACATTAAGTCGCTCCTTGTAAATGATAATGTTGATATTGAAGTCGGTGCATACCACTGGCGAGTACCACTCCTTGCATTAACTCATCAGGGTGAACGCCCAATCCTTGGCCGGTATGCATTTGTGCATTCAGCTGTTTTGCAACCGCAAGCACACCTAAACTTACCTGCGTTTCATTTGGTAAAACGCCTGTGCCTTCGGTATTTAACATTTGATAGCCATAGTGATTTATATGACCACATGCCCCTAATGCGGCTTTGCCTTGCTCAGGTTTTACCCCTAACCCCAACACTTGGGTATTGCTCAGACTCAAAGGCGCTTTGCCAAGACCTGCCGCACCAATTTGCTCTTTAAGCGCAATACCCAATTGTAAATCAACATGGATAGCACCGCGTTTCACTGCGTTTACCACACGGCGAATACGTTTGAGCATCTGGGAGGTCAACAGTCCTTGTTGTCGGTCGTCCAAATTCTGATTAATAAGCGCCCAGATCTGTACAGTACCAGGCAAACCATCGGTCTGCTGCCACCATTCCTTGATCTCGGTTTCAATATTGAGACTATCGAGCGCTTTTTGTAGCGCAAATGGGGTTCCCTTGCACTGATGAACCGTGAACGCATCCGTAATGACTTGGCGTTTAATCGCCACAGGCCAATGTTCATCCCACTCATCCACTGAGTAGTTCCACGCCAAAAAAGGCAGTAAAGGCTCAGGGCAAAGCTCGGGTTGCCAAAGACTCGTTAAGAGCAGCCGTGTATCGTTCAGTACACAAGCATCACGCAATTGGGCTCGTGCTTCATCATCCTTGAGGGAGAGCCCACTTAGTCCGACACTTATCGCTAGCCGCTCAAGTGCATCTCTTGGGAAAAACACTTGAGAATAAATAATTGGCAGCAGCTTGTTGCTTGATAAGCGTTTAAGTGCGCTGCGTAAATCAAGACAATCGACCTCCGTCAACGAGAGATAACGCGCAATTTCCACTAGCTCATCATCGCTGCGCTGCTCAAGTTTTAAGGCCGCTAATAAGCCTGCTCGGATAGTTCGAGGCTTGGCTTGCAGCTCTGCTAACCACTGCTCCAGCGTTGACGCATTATGAGGTAAAAGCTTAGTCATCCTGCCCCCTCACCTTTACCCGCAAATCCATTTGCTGACAATACGCCACCTCAATATCTAGAGGTATAATGTCTTCACTTGGCGACTCCAACCTAATATTTTCAACACCGGATAAAAACAGAGCATTGCTAATGCCCGCTCGCGTGATCTGCCGACCAAGCTGACGCCTTTCTGTTAAGTAAGCGTCAAGCGCGGCTGAGGCACTGTCCACAATCACCCCAGGCGACGGGCCTGGTAAAATCTCAAGTTCCGCTGCAATGTTAAACGACAATATCTGTGGCTGCTTGATTGTGACTCTATCGCCAAGCGGTCTCACTTTAGAGACTTCAGGCTGAGTTGACGATTCAGGGGTAAAGGCGACGTGTAATTTATTCAGCAGCTCCGCGCTTAGTGTACCTTTCCCTATTCGACTCAAGGCGGTTAGTTCTATTTCACATGGCCTCGGACTATGAACTTGCACATCGCAAATCTCATTACTCACCGACAATGCATGAAAGCGATAAGAGGCCGCGCTCCCTGCGGTATTCAGTCCATCAAACGCCAGTTGCGTTCTCGCTCTTAAACGCTCATCATCCTCATTCCCAAGCCTTGCAACATTAAACCTCGCTGCGATTGCGTCTAAATCACTCCCTGAAGCACTCGCGAGCAAGTTCGCTTCTATCGCATCATTTAGCATGCTTTGCTGAGTCAGTCCTTGATATGCCATGACTTCCAACAATTTAGTTAGCGGTTCACTTTCCAAGTTTACTACCTCTTGGAGTGCGCTATCCTTTTGCAGCAATGCTTGCTTTAATGCGTCTAGACGCTGCTCAAAGTTTAAGGGTTTTAATACTTTAGGAATGGGCAACTGCGATAAGTCCAACCGCTCAAATGCCAT